CAGACCGTTGAAAGCAAACGAAAAGAATAGGCTTCAAATCCCTCCTTCCGCGCCAAATGAAAAACCGTTGAAATTGCTTGCAATGCTTGCAATTTCAACGGTTTTTCGCTGTTTTTAGCTGGCCGTTAGGGCCAGATAGAACCGGTTATAAGGTGATGCGTGAACACAGTCCCGAACACAGTCAGCCCTGCTCCCCCGCCTTGACGATGCCGTGGTAGTAGGCCGCCAGCTTTTCCTTGGGGCCGGGGCCGTCCTTGTCAAAGAGAAACGCCTGGGCCAACTCCGCGAAGAACTCCGCCGTGCTGACGCCGTAGTGGATAGCCACGCTGCCGTAGTCGGAGTACATCATGTTCATCGTGATCCACCAGCACCACGGGGAAATCTTCTCCCAAGACAGGCCCATGCTCTCCGCCAGAGCCGTGGTCTGTTCCATGGGCCAGTGTGGGCCGGTGGTGCCGTCCTCGTTTTCCATGCGGGCCGCCCACGCCTCTGCGTCGGCCTTGGTCATCTCCCGGCCCGTGCAGATAGCTTCCTCTGCGCCCTTGAGCATGTTGAGGCATTCCACCATCGCCATGATCCCCTGCGCCGCGTTAGGGGTGGCAGGATTCCGCATATACTCCCGGATGCTGTATTCCAGCTTGGGAATATACGCCTTGATTTGCTCATGCAGATTCTCCATGGTTGTCCTCCTCTCCGGCCGTCGGGGCCTTCATGGCCTCCTTGACCTTATCAATGGCAGCGTTGCCGATCTGATTGCCGATGCTGCGGCCGGTAGGTGTGGCAGCCATGACGCCCAGCAGCATCCCGATTAACAACTGCACCATGCCGCGCCTCCGTCAGATCCGCTGGACCCGCAGGGCCACGTTGTCAACGGTGGCCTCCACGCCGGACAGCACCAGCGTCAGGGCCGCACCGGCAGCGCAGCAGGGCTGACGCACCAGCGCCGTGAGGTTTAGGTTGACCGTACCGCTGGCCGCGCCGGTCTCGGTGGCGGTGGCACCGGGGACGGCCACACCGTCCTTGTAGAGGGTGACGGTGACAGCTCCGGCCGCCGTGAGGGTAGCGGTGATGGAGGCGTCCACGTCATAGTAGCCGACGCCGGAGAGATTGACCGCGTTGCCGTTGAGGGCAATGTCGCAGCCGTACCGCCGGATCAGGCCGCCCAGAGGGATGACGCCGCCAACAGCTACCGCCGTGGGTGTCTGCATGGCAGCGTATAAAGCAGACTTACAACTCATAATTTTTCTCCTTTCAAAATTGAAGGGCGGGGCACCGGCCCCGCCCGTTACCCGGCCAGAAGGGCCTGAACTGTTTCCAAAGCGGAAAAAGTTGCTCAGATGTTGCCGCTGCCGTTGCAGCCGCAGGATGCGGGGATGATCTGGCCAGCGCAGGTGGACGCCACGCCGTACAGGTTCGGTTTGGTCAGCATCCGGCCCTCGATGGCATCCAGCCGGCGGTTAAAGCCGCAGCAGCAGTCGGAGATCTTCGCCGCCAGCGCGTCGGTCTGCTCCTTGGTGAAAATGCCGTTCTTGAGGTTCTGGTTCTCCGTCTTGAGATCATAGATGATCTCCTGAAGGCGCTGCTCATAGATCCGGCTGGCCTGAGAGGTGATGGCCTCAGTGCTGGCGTTGATGGCCATGCGGGTGGCATTGCTCTGCTGCTCGATGAGGTACTGGGTCCGGGCGGTGTCGGTGATCTCCTGCTTCTCGACCTGGCAGTTGCTCACGCGGCTGCAGCCGCCCTCCTGCGGGGGATAGGGATTGTTGCCGCGATTCCAGCCCCAGCCGCCGCCGAAATTCCCACCGAAAATGGCGAAAATCACGATGATGACAAAAAGGACTGCAATCCAGCTCATACCAGTGCTACGATCTTCCATGTGTTCGTGCTCCTTTCGTGTTTTTATTCCAACCGGCTATTTCAGCCGGGGGAATTTGGTGGAACCGCCCGCTTTCCCCTTCTGAGGGGTCTGTGAGCCGTTCTGTGCGCCGCCAAGGATCTTGTTGGCATCGGAGCGCAAAGCCTCCGGTGTGGTCCCCAGAAGGCCGCACAGGGCCTTTGCCTGCATGGTCTTCCCATAGCGGGCATACAGGCTGTTGGCAATATTGGGATCAATGCCCAGCCGTCTGGCTGTGCTCTGGACGCCCTCCAGCGTGTCAGCCGTCCCGCTGATCGCCTGCTCCGCCTTCTGCACCGCGTTTTGCAGGTCGGCGCTGGGGAACATCCTCGACGCGGCTGCTATGATCTGTTTGAGATCCATTCTCCTTCAGCTCCTTTACCTGGGCCGATAGGCCCTTGATGATCTCGGCCATATCGCTCATAGCCGACTGCATCTCACCCATCAGCTCCTCCTGCGTCTTGGGCGGGGTGATGATGCCCAACTCCACCAACTTGTCATAGTACTGCTGGGTGGTGCCCTCCAGCTCTGTGTAGGCCGCTGCGGTCTTTCCGATGATCTGCTGACGGTTGCCAAAATAGTCCACCTGCCAGATGTCCGCGCCGTCGATGGCGCACATCAGGCAGCTGGAGCCCGTGTATCCTGCGATCGCAAATTGCTGATCCATAGCGCACCTCCTTTTCCTATCCCAATGATACAAAAAATCCGGACAGCCAAACTGCCCGGAAACTGCCTGTATTCTGCCCTCAAACTGCCCAAAGAAAAGCCGTGTCCGAATCGGACACGGCTCTTTCTCTACCCCTGCATATCATCCGCAATCTTGGCGTAGGCCCGCCGCCGGATCTTGGCTAACCCGTCCACGCTGACGTGGAGCAGCGCCGCCGCCTGTAGGCAGCTCTGGCCGTTGACGTCCACCGCCAGCACCGCCGTCTCCTCGTCAGGCGGCAGCCCTACCAGCCGGACGGCCTGCGCCGCCCGGGCCGGGGCCATGGATGACAACAGCGCCCGGATCTCTCGGTTTGTTTTCTCCATGGGTTCTCCAGACTTGCAGAGCGCGTTTCCGCGTGGATGTTGCCATCTTCTGGCCCTCCTTTCAGATGTTTAGTCTGTCCAGTCGGATTTCTTCTCCCGCACGTCGATGTGGGTAAAGCCCTTCTTGGCGTAGATGCCCACGCCGCCCCAATCGGGCATCAGCGTCCGCGCATAATCCGCCACCTCTGCCGGAGCGTGGCCCCTGACGGTAACATCAGCAGCCATGCCATAGCAGTGCTGGCTATGGGCCACGCCGTTTACCTTCGCATTGTACTGCGGCGTCCGGTAGGCGCTGTGAATGACCACCGGAGCGCCGAAGTGGGCGCGGATGGTTTCCAGCACCATCACCAGCCGGGGAGCCACCAAAACAGCGTCGCTGCCGTCTCCACACGCAAACTCCCGCACTTTAAAATGGGCGGAGAGCTGCTTGCCCCCGGAGACGGCTTTGCTGTAAGCGTGGATTTCAACCATGGTTATCCCCCCAGATCTGATACAGTGCCCGGACCATATCGGCGCGGGTCACGGTCTCCCCGGCGTTGGCATCCGTCAGAAGTCTGTGAGCCTTGCCCCATACGAGGGCTTGATCTTCCGGCTTGATCGCCGACCGCTCCCAGAACAGCAGCAGCGTGGGGACCTTCCGGGAGCTGGTCACCTTCCCGCCGGGGAAAATACCCTGCGTAGAGCCGCCGCCGTCCAGCATGAGGGCATCCACCACGCCCAGACCCAGCAGCTTGTTCTGGAGCTGCTCACGGGTCAGGCTGGCCTTGTCGCACCACAGCACCACCTTGCCGTTTGCCAGCCAGCCCACCGCCGTTCGGGCGGCAGACCGGGCCACGTCCGGCGTCAGCTCCCGGTACAGCTTGGAGCCGCCCTTGAGAATCGGGACGCCGGAGAGAAAGGATACTCCCCGGCCCGTCAGCATCTTCGGTGCGTTGTCGGAGCCGATGGACACGCCCCAGTCCTGGTATTTGTCCCGGCTGATGATCTTGCCGTCGATCACCGTCCAGCCCACTGGCTGAAACTTGCCGTTGAACAGATAGCCGTTGATGATATGGGTGCAGCCGGTTTTCGCCTTGATCTGCGCGGGGGTCAGCTTGCCGGTGTTGTGGTAGATCTGCGCACGGGCGCAGTCGAACGTATCAACCATTGACTCTCACAGCCTTCTCAGGATGGCCGCCCTCGTCCCACGTAATGTCGTAGGTGCCCTCCGGGGTCTCCACACGGACGGTCTGACCGGCCTTCGCGATATCGTACCGCATATAGTCATGCAGGTGCTTCACGTCCTCCGGCTCCTTCTCCGCAGGGATAAAGCCCTCCCGCATTTCGTCCTCCGTCCAACCGGCCACGCCGCCGTCGGGATTCAGGTGGAAGTTGGCCCCCGCCTCCTTCAGCTCCGCGTTGATGGCCTCGATGCTCTCGCCGTTCTTCTTGCCCTCGTTGATGATGTTCTCGTAGATCTTGTTCATAATATGTCCCCTTTCAAATTTTCGGTTGACTTTTCAACCGTTTTCAACTGTTCTTGTCCTCGGCTACCCGCTGGGTGCCGAAGTAGAAGCCGATGACCACCGTGAAGATGGTCAGGAACTCGCTGCCGCTAATGCTCTCCCGCAGAGCCAGCACCGCGAACACCACCGTCAGGGTGATGGTCACGAGGCTTTTTACCGCCAGCAGATTGCCCAGCCGTTTCTTGATGTTTTCCATAGTTTTACTCCTTTCTCAGCGGTAGGTCCTCCACCTCCGCCATGATCGTGTTGAGATGCCCGTTGCCCCCCAGCGCCTTGTACGCACGGTGCATCTCTCCCAAGGCTTCTTTGTCCGACAGGCTGATGGAGCCAGCCGCGATGTACGCCTGACCCAAATGCCGGACGCGATCCACCATGAGAACCTTTAAAGCCTCCACGATGGCATCGCTTTTGTCATCCTTGGCCCATTTCCGCTGTAAAATGGCGAGGATGATGGCAGTCACACCGGAGCCGGTAGCAGCGGTCAGCACGATTTGTAAAATTTCCATTTCTAACTCCTTAAAAGTTGCAGTTTTAAGGCGTCTATATGGTTTCCCAATCAAAAAAGCCGCCTTGTCATCCTTGACAAAGCGGCGTGGGCATGTATATAATAGGGCCAGTAAGGACGGCTCACTTTGGTCGGTGCAGGTCGTTCCCCAACAGATTTAGAATCCGTAGAAAAGCCGCTGCCGATTTAGGTGGCGGTTATTTCTTTAGGTCAACGCCTAATTTGATAGCCGCAATCACAAGCATAAGTAACGCAATGGTTTCTGCTGTGCTCATGCGGTCACCCCCTTTACGGGGAAACAACCGTACCGTTCTTACTGGCGAACCCCATCATACACGATTCGCCTTGCTTTGTCAATTTTCCGCGCCGCCCACTGGGCGGCTTTTGTTATGTGCGCGCCTCACCCCCTTACACGATGGTATTGGACTCATCCAAATAGTAAGTAGTGTTGATTTCCGGTGTTCCCTTGAACGTGCCTCCCGTATTGGCGAACATCTTGTCAAGCGCTTGCGAAGATATTGCTCCGGTTCCGCTTTTGGGGATGCGGTACGCCTTGGTATATGTTCCGGACGCCGTGGTAGATAGTTTGATTTTCTCGCAACCTTGGAACATGCTGTAGTAGCAACTGTTCGCCAGCGTAGTTGCAGGCAGCGACGGCACTACTGTGAGGCTCGTGCAACCGGAGAACATGTTGGAGTAGCTGTAGTTCTTCGGCGTGGTTGCAGGCAGCGACGGCGCTGTCGTAAGGCTCGTGCAACCTTGGAACATATGGGAGTAGCATGAGCCCGCCAGACTAATTGCAGGTAGCGACGGCGCTGTCGTAAGGCTCGTGCAACCTTGGAACATATAGGAGTAGCAACTGTTCATCAGACTAATTGCAGGTAGCGACGGCGCTGTCGTAAGGCTCGTGCAACCCTGGAACATATAGGAGTAGCAAGCGTACGCCATTGTGGGGCGCTTCCCTCTTTTTACGGTTGCATAGTCTAACAGGAGGTCAATATCCCCGTTGCAGGCAATATTCGCCCCGGCAACGTTCCATGCGTCAATGCCGGAAAGAGTTCCGGTTATTTTTGAATTCCCGATCCCTCTGAGATAAATGCAATGATTGTTTTCGATTTCACCGGAAGCAATAGCGCTGCCGTCCCACGTTTTCCATCCGCTTCCGTTGGTGTATTCTAATTTGCCGTCCCAGTTTTTGGGAGCTGAGATAGAAAATGGATTTGGTGATGAAAATTCTAATGCGGTATCGAGGTCATCCGGCCACGCCGCGCGGTGCCGTCTCATCCTCGGATAGTTTACGATCATGTTCTCACCTCACGATGCAAAGCTGACTGGCTGAATCGACACGTAAACCTCCACGGCTGCCGTCGGGATCTCGTCGCACTGGAAGGCCAGAGAATCCGCCCCATGGCCGACGCACTGCACATAGCAGGCATTCCACGCACTGTCATAGCTTTCGTCAACGGGGGAGCAGATCACCCTCTGCTTTGTTCCGTCGGCGAGGACGCCAGAGACCGTAACGGTCTGCTTCTTGGTGCTGGAATCCCACCCGGCAGCCGTCAGCGTTATCTTTTGCATTTTGACCTCACCGGCGGCCAGCATAGTCTGTACGTCGCTGTTAAGGTCGGACTTGGAAACCTTGTCATTGAATGCAAGCCCCTTTAAGTCGGAAAACCACTTGGCAATTTTGCCGACCGTGACAGAAAGTTTTTCACCGCTCGCAACATTGGATCTATCAGACGCCATGGGAAACGAAACAGTTGTCCCAGAAGCGTTTCCGTAGAGGTATTGCGCACGGACGTCTTTCCAGCGGGCGGATAATGTCCCCAGAGACGCACCATCTGCGGTATAGGGCAAGAGATCGCCATACATAGTGCCGCCGCCGCGATTCAGCAGCGTCCCTTCAATGCCGCCACCAATGCCCGTGAGCGCAATCTGTGTTGCCGCAAACCAGCCGCCATCGTTGCGAAGCTGCGCGCGGAGCGTTATCCGGGCGCGCTTGCCATCCCCGCTTACACTTGCATCCAGATACTGTGTGTTCACAACTTCGTCCGAGGAAATACCGTCCCGCTCTGCTACAAAAACGTACCGATCTTGAACAGAATCATAAACCTCGATCTTATAGTAGCCGCAGTTTTGCCCACGCGCCCGCCAATAGAGCGATACCCCGTTTTCATACTTGAATGTTGAAGGGGAGTTAATCACGATTGAAATGTCAAGATTCCTGACATCCATTCTATTCGGGGAACTTGGTATTGATATATCCTCCCACACTCCCGTAGAATCGCCTTCCGGTGTCACTCCTTGAGATTCCTTCAGCGCCTTATACCACCGGAAAACGCCGGATGTGGTTTGATACATGACACGCGCATTTTGCGGGTATTGGGTCGTTTCATTCCACCGGCAAACACCTTCATTTTTTGCGTTGCTGGGGCCTGCACCAAAGTTAATGTATGTGCTGGATTTTCCGTCAAACAGCGTATCAATTTCCCAATTCTGGAACGGCATAAGAACCCCGTCATAAAAAATTTGGGCATTACCGCCGTTATACCGGAGAAAACCGATTGCATTTACAGCCGGGTTGATGGATACGGCGCTTGCATTGTTAATGATGCTGTTGATGCCTCCCCGCAGCCGCAGCGCCTGGATCTCGTCGTTGATGCCCTGCTTTGTGGGGTCGCTGGGGTGCACATGGTCCCCTCTGGCGTATTTTTGCTCCTTGCCCACCGCAGCCGTGCCGGGGGCTTTCGGCGTGGTGGTGGATGCCTCCGCGACCGCCACCGCACCGTTGATCTGCTCCCCCGCCGCATTGTGGGCGGTGGCCCCGGAGAGCAGATTCTCCGGGGTCACGGTGTCCTGGGTCAGATCCAGCTTCGTCTCACCGTTTACCTCGACCTTGTTGACCGCCATTCTTACGCACCTACTTTCAGGGTCTGGCCTCCCTGCTCGTTGTCGGTGTAGCTGACAGGGATCGCCGCCACAGTGACGGAGGACAAGCAGTTGTAACCCTCATCCGGTAGAATTTCCTGCTGGGCGAAGGTGGGCGTGGCATTCTTGGCCTGCGCCTTCATGCCCTCATTGCCGCTCATGGTGCCGGACACGCCTAAGACCGTGATGCCCTCCCGGATGTTGGCGGGGATCAGCTTTGCCGCCTCCGCCTCCGCGATCTGCGCCTTGCCGGAGCCGTCATGGAAGCCCATGGGGATGGACACGGGGGCCGACTTGTCCGTGATGTCAAGGGTCTTGCCGCCCTGATTCGGCATGGTGCCGACCAGCTTTGCGCCTTTCGCGTGGGCCGTTTTCCCAAGAAGGATCTCCGCAGCGACGGCGGTATCCTCGGAAGTGTCGGAGTCGAAGGTGCTGGTGCCCACAATGGGCGCGCCGCTCTTGTCATGGGCCTTGATGCCCTTCGCCAGCTTGTCGGCAGTGATATCGTCAGCGGTGAGGTCCAGCTTGACGTCATTGCCGATGATGACCTTGTTGATGTACTTATCCGCCATAATACTCGTCTCCCATAATCAATGTATTTCCCCCGGCCTCGTTGGACACCTCAAATTGGGGGATTTTTAAGACCGTCACATCGTCCGCCATGGACTTGTCCTTTGTTTCCAGCACCACCGGGCCGTAGATCTTGGGCGTCACCTGATACGCCCCGGTGTAGGGGTCTCCCTTTCCAGCGACGATGGACACGGCAAAGGAGATCTCAAGGGCCTCGCGCGGTTGCAGCTCAAAGGTAAGCATCACAGCACCGCCTTACTGATCGCCCCGGCTACCTCCACCATCTGGATACGGGAGCCGATGACGTCCCCGCCGTTGAATTTGACACGCACCTGCATAGGACACACGGGCGGGAGCTTGAAGGTCTCCTGCTGGGTGATGGGGAAATGGAATTTCCCGTCAGAGTAAGTGACTTCCTCCGGGTAGCTGCGGGTGATGTTCAGCAGCGTGACCTCCACCAGCTCCACGCCTTCCACGCTGAGGGGCTGGCCCTGATTTTGGATTGTAATATCAATGCTATACGCATCACCTTGTACCATCAGGACGTCACCTCCGTAGCGCTGACGGTGCCGGTATCGTCTACCGTCAGCTTGAATTTCTTCGTGCTTCCCGGCGTGGAGGATGGGATAATGATTTCCCCATCGTCCACGCGCTTCAGCAGCTCATCCACTTTTTCGCCTGTGAAAATCATGGTGTAATAATCGTTCGGCATAACGCACCTCCTTATACGATCATTCTGCGGTCGAGGGCGTCCAGCAGGTCGCGGCCATCGCTTGTTTTCAATGCGCCGGACTGCACCGGCTTCGGTTTGCGGTAATAGAGGATGATGCAGCCATCGCCGCCGGGGCCGCCCTGTGCGCCGTTGCTGCCGGTGGTGCGGACGCTGCCCGGGTAGTTGTTGAGCGTGCCGCTCTTGCTGCCGCCGTAATAGGTCTGACTAATGCCAGTAGCGCCGTCGCCGCCGCCACCGTAGCCGCCCCTGCCGCCTTTGCCGTATGCAGCGGGCTTCTTGGGGACAAGGGTTGCATCCGCACCGTTTACGGACGCGGAGCCGCTTGCCGTCACGGTGATGGACGTTTTGGGCATACCTCTGGACGGGACCGCTACCAGCCGGAAAGACCCTGCTGCATTTCCGGGATTGCCGTTCGCACCGGCAGCGGCACCGCTGCCGCAGTTATAGGAGACACCGCCGCCAACATAACCTTCGGCTAAATCGCCTGTAAAGCTCTGTTCGGCTCCGGCTGTTGCCTTGATCTGGCCCCGGTCATCTAATTGCGTAGCCCCGCCAGCCCAGACATTGCCATCTTCGTCCGTAACGGACCCGGAACTGGTGGGCATCAGCAGATTATCGTCGGTGACTTCTTCCTGCATACCGGCACCATCACCACCGGCAATGCCCTGCTCGCCCTTTTGTGCGAACACTTCGCCGGTCACCGGGTCTGTGTAGCCGATATCGGATGTTGACCCGGTGGAGCTGTCGAGACTGCCGAAGGTGGTTTTTGTCCCTTCTGCTCCCGGCGTGTTGGGCGTGTTGGCCCAGTTGTTCGCGTCAAACGACGCGCCCAAGCCTCCAACGCCGCAGACGAAGGAAAACTTCTGCGCGGGATTTACGTCAAACGTCGCTTGCAAAATTTTACCGCCGGAGCCGGGATCGCCGCCCTTGCCGCCCTTGCCGCCAAGCGCCCACTTTGTTGTGGTGTGCTGAGTGAGTGACCCGAGGATGGTTTCGCTTCGGTTATCTGTTTTCAGCTGGGCCGGATTGCCGCCGTGTCCGCAGTGGCCACCCTGCGCACCGCCGATCAAAACTGCCGTGATTGCGGTCACATTCTCCGGCACTTGCCACTCGCCGGAGCCGGTGAGGACAACCCGCTCGTCAAAATACTCTGCCGATTCCGGCTGCGCCGGGGTGAAGCCCACCAGTGCGCTGGTCTGGCTGTTGAGGATGCCGGAGATCACCGTCTCCCGGCTCTCCACGCAGGCCTGGACCATCTTCTTGTCCCAGGGGTGGAAGATCTGCACCACTCTGCCCGCCCGCTCCGTGCCGGGCTCCACGTCCACCCGGATGGTCTCCCGGTGGCGGTAGTAGTCCGCCATGCGCTTGGCCACGTCCACGCTGTTGGTGAGAGACACCAGCGTGGCGTCGCTCACCGTCACCACGTTTTCCTCAGCCCCTTCCGTCACCGTCCGGCGGACGATGCGGGTCAGGTGGTTGTAGCTCTTGCCGGTGAGGGTGCCGGTCCCGGCGGACAGGATGGCGTAGTTGTCCCCCTGCTCAGTGATGGCGAAGCCCTCCGCCGTCAGGCTGTGAGCGGGGTCCTCAAACGTCACCAGAGCGCCGTCCTCTGCCGTGCCCTCAAAGAGGGTGACGGTATCCTGACTTTTTACCCACTGGTGCTCCGTGATCTCCACGGCGCTCACCGGGGTCTCGTACACGGTGGAGCAGGAGTCCTCGTTGATCTGATCTGCGGTGATCGTGGCGGAGACGCCGTCCCACAGCTTCTCCACCCGCATGACGCCGTTCTCGTCGGTCCCCAGAGACGCCCCGATGGCAAACAGCACTTGGGAGAGGTTATCCCGGGCACTGCGGCCGTTGCCGGTCCTGGTGTCCGGGTTGCTGTACGGCAGATAGCCGTACAGCTGGCGGCTGGCGTATACGCTCTCGATCATCACCTCTACCGGGCCGCAGATCTGGGGAACTACCTCCGCCACCGTCTGGCCGGTGTAGATGCCGCCAACGTGGCGCATGGTGATGAGCCGTCCCAGTGCGGAAAGGGCGGAAAGCGTATAGGTGTCGCTGCCCACCCGCTCCACCGTCTGAAGATAGTACACGCCCACCCGGCGGCCGTTCCGGAAATACTCCACCTTGTCATTTTTCGCAAAGCCCATGATGGCCTTGTCGTTGGAAAACACTGTGACGGTGAGGCTGTTGGCCTCCAGACTGTCAGAGCGGAGGGCCTTGACTTCGTACAGGATCCCGGAGGGGACCTTGATATCATCGTCCGTGGCGTAGCTGACGCCCTTGTAGCGGATCTCGTTAACTGCCATCGTCACGCCTCCTCCATGGTGATTCGGAAGCCCTTACCCCATCGGACGGAGCCGGGCACCGGCGGGATGCTGACCTCCTCCACGGTGGGCATGAAGGTGGCCGTCCGGACGGCGTTGTCCTTGGGCTCAAAGTAGGTGAGCTGCACGTAGTTCTTCAGCACCGCCGTCAGCAGCGCCGCCAGCTGCGGCCCCTGCTGGTCATTCACCGTCACGGAGACCCGGGTCTTGATGGCCAGCAGGTCCCGGGGCTGCAAGCCGCTGAGCCGCAGAGCAGCGTTGGAGCCCTCCCGGTACACATAGCCCACGGAGTATTGCCAGCGGTTGACATAGTCCGTGAAATCCACGCCGTCTACGATATAGGGTGGCCGTGTCATCGGCTGCCTCCTCTCCCCGCCAGAGAGACGCCCCGGCGGTTGTCCTCCGCGATGCGGTACTTGTACTCCTTCCGGGCAAAGATGGCGCCGTCAATGGTCAGCTCCACCGGGATCGTCAGATCGTAGACCTTGGGCGCGCCGCCGCTGCCGCCGGTGTCCGAATCGGACACGCTCCGGCTGTTCCGTTGACTGCCGCCCAGCGTCCGCCCCGCCGCCATGGCGCTGCGGAGGAAGCTGGCCTCGCCGGAGGTCAGCACCGCCTCGCCCTGGTGCAGCTCCGCCACGTAGCCGTCAAATGGGACGTAATCCAGCCCGTCGGCGTGGGAGCCGTTGATAGGGCTGAGCTTCCAGCCCCGCTTGAGGGCTTCCTCGCGAGAAATTTTTGATGCCCGCACAAAAGTTCCGGCTTGCTGCATCTGGCGGGCCTTGTCATAGTCAATTTCATTTCCATTTACCAGTCCGTTCGCCTGATAATCAGCCAAATTGTATTGACTATCAATGTTTTGGAATGCTTCTTGCTGTAGTTGCTCATGAGATTTTAGCAAGTCGCCAATTTTTTCAATTACGGAAGAAATAGCGCTAACGGCAGTCGCAGCCCAGTCCACATAAACAGATCCGAACTCAATCAAGAAATTTGATGCGGGTTGTAATGCTTCGCCAAGCCGGGCAAGCGATTCATTCATCGTCTCTTGAGCACTATTAGCAGCAATGATGTCCTGGTTATTCTCCACCCACGCCTGCCCGGTAGCCTGTAGGCCCTGCTCTGATAGCTGTGTCAGCACCAGATTGGCCCGCTCGGTGGTATCGGCGCAGGCGGCCAGACGCTCGTTGAACTCGTCCTCGCTGGTGCCTGCCCAGTTGAGGGCGTCCGCGAAGACGCCGGTGACCTTGCCCACCTGCACCGTCTCGTTGATGCTCTCGGACAGGCTGTCGATGGGGATAGAGTCGCCGTAGGTAGCCCATGCGCCAATGGCCTGCTCCATGATGGTCCGCAGGTTTTCTTGGCTCAGCCCCAGCGCCTGAAGGTTGGCGGTAGCCGTGGCGGCCTTCTGCGTATCACCCAGCACCGCCTGAAACTTTTTGTAGATCTCCGTGGTCTGCTCCTGGGTGTATCCGGCCTGCTTGCTGGATACCTCCAGCGTCCCCAGAATCGTCCGGTACTCCTTGGTGGACTCCGTGATGTTGATAATGCCGTCCGCCAGAGCCTTGGCCCCGGCCACAGCAGCACCGCCCACCAGCAGCCCCTTCATGGAACCCAGAGCCGCCACAACGCCGTTGATGTCGCCGCCCTTGACCGCCTCGCCCAGCTGGCCAAATGCCTCCTTGAGCTGGCCCATGCCGTCGGAGCCTTCATCCCCGGCGTCCTTGACAGCCTTGCCGAATTCGTCGATGCTGGACGCCGTACCGTCTGCGGATTGGGCGGCCTCATCCAGATACTTGTCGGTGTTCTTCAGCTCCCGGTCGAACTTGATTAAATCTATTGTGGCATAGTTCAACTGTTTCTGATATTTTAAAACGATGTCACTGTTTTCGTCATATTCCTTTTTTGCGCTTTCCAGCATTTGTGCCAGACTGCGGACCTTTTCTTTCTGCTGATCATACTGCTGCTGTAAAATGGCCTGCTTGCGCCGCAGCGCTTCCGCGCTGTTGGCCTGGCCGTCAAACTCGGCGGAGACCTTCGCCATCTCAGATTTCATTGCAGCCAAATTGTTATTGACCGCTTTAATTTGCTTCCGGAATTCGGCTTCATTTTTAATTGTGAGTTCAAGTCCAATAAACCTAGTTGCCATAGTCTCCCTCCTCTCCGCCGCTCAAAAGCGTCACCATGTCCAGATACTCGCCCGGCGTCAGCAGCAGGGCATCTGCCGGGGCCAGATGCAGCCGGGCGGCGCATACGGCCAGAAAACCGACCCGCAGCCGCTCCGGATCCTCCGCCCGCTCATCCTCTCGGGCCGCCAGGACTAAGTTGACCTCCCCGGCGTCCTCTCCGGAGGGCACTGCCCGGTAAAAGCCCCGCGCAATGGCCTGCCGCACGGCGGTGCGGACCGCTGCCCGGTCCTGAGAGAACCACGGCCAGCCCGTGGCCCGCTTGCGGTCGGCATAGCCCTGCCGCTTGCGCCACAGCGCCGCCTGCTGCATCAGAAGCTCCGCCAGCTCACAGCAGGCCATCCAGCCCTGGGGGGTGTCCTCCATGGCCCCGGTGGCCCGCAGGATGCTGTCATGGACGCCGAAGCGGTCATAAATATCAAAAAGCGCCCCCGCCGTCAGCATGAGCGGCAGAGGGCTGCCGTCGAAATCAAACGTAACGTATCGCATGGCATAAACCTCCTGCAAGGGCGGCCCATTGCGGGCCGTCCTTGCGGTAAAGATCAGGTGCTCCAGACGGCCACGATCTCGTGAGCCGCCGCGATGGAGCTGACGGTGTACTTGTGCGTGGCCAGCTTGCTGGTCACGTTGACGGCGTTATCATACAGCGCCGTGGGATCCTTGGTGCCGAAGTCGATGGCCAGGCTCTGCCCGGCGGTCACATAGGTGGTGCCCTCGCCGGGATCGCTGGTGCCGGTGCCGATATGGGTGATGGTCACGCCGTAGGCCGCCGTGCCGCCCGCCAGGGAGTCAATGAACGCCTCTGCCTCGGACTGGGTGGGGAACTCCTGCCGCTCACGCCATGCGTCCGCGTTGTCCTTCATCACTCGCAGGCTCACCGCGTTCATCTTGGGATTGAAGTCGCTCTTGCGGGTGTCCGCCTCCTGCTTCTCCGCGCTCAGCATGGCCGTGACCTTGTAGAAGAACGAGGCCCGGTAGACCAGGGTCTTGTCCTTCTTCAGGATCGGCTCAATGAAGGCGTAGGCGCCGTTGGGGGCGCTGTCCTCACCCTTGGCGGTTTCCCGGCCCGCCTTGTAGCTGTGGCCGTAGAGCTTGGCGTTGACCTCCAGATCGCTCAGCGTGGTCTCCACATCGACCTGACCGGAGACGAACTGCTCGAAATACAGCAGCATGGCGTCATCGCCGGTGATGTCGCCGGAGGCCGTGGTCAGGCTCAGATAGCCCTTGACGGCTGCGCCCATATCCACCTTATCGCCGTAGACCGGATGGGTGCCAACCGGCTCACTGGCAAAGGGGAAGAAGTAACTGGACACCATACCAAGAGGTGTTTTAACTGCTTTGTTGCCCATGGTTTCCTCCTTACAGATTTTTGGATTTCAGGTATTCGTCATATACAGCGGCTTCAGCAGCCGCCACTTGATCTGCGGATTTTTCCGCAGCTGTTTGCATCCACATTTTTGCGGGGATGCCTCGCTTATTTGAGCCGAACTCGTGAATAAATCCAATTTCCGCATTTCTGATTTTTTTGCCTTTTTTGGTTGTTCGTCCTCTCCTAGTTCCTTGAGGATAAATTAGAAGCGAAGGCTCATAGTCGTTGCGTGCTAGTCTTTTTTTTGCGGGGGCAATAGATTCTCTTAATTGTCCTGTGTCTACCATGCCTAATGTGTCTATTTGCTGTTTTAATGCTTTAATCGCAACAACGCCCCCGGCTTCTAACATGTTTTCTTTGGTAGAATCTGGCATTTCTGCAATCTCGTGTAAAGATAAAGAAAACTCATCTAAGCCATTGACCGTGAAGCCCATCAGCCCACCTCCAGATCCAGCGCCTGACATTCCAGAACGTAGTGCTGGCCCTCCAGATCGCTGGCGTTGGTATAATCACCCACCGCAAGCCCGGCGTCCAGCATGGCCCGCCGGAGCTGCCGTTTCAGGCGGATAGGCGTCCGGCCAGTGGGTAGATACAGGTGGAGCTGGATCAGATACCGAATGGCCTGCGGCTCATCGTCTCCGAACACATCCGGAGACTCTGTGTAGTTGAACTCGCAGTAGACCTCTGCTGGAGTCTCCCCAGCGTTGGGCCGGTACGCATCCGGAACGCATACCGGCACGATGGGCGTCACCGCCTGGATGATGGTCTCGTTGATGCTCATACTCAGCCTCCCGCCGTCAGCAGCTTGGCGATCAGCTCCGTATACTCGCCGCCATCGCCGTAGTCATTGACATACTCGATCTCGTAGTCTGCGCCGTTGTACCGCACCCGGTCCTTCCGGCTGATGGCCGTATGCCCGGAGCGAACCAGAAACCGCACCTTGACGTCTCCCATCTCTGCGCCCTGCCGCAGCGCCTCGGAGCCGCTGACCCGGGAAAACTGCGCCCAGGGGCGCCGGATCACCGTCTCCGTGGGGACTGCGTAGCCGTCAGCGTCAGGGTAGGTGGAGATCCGCACGATCTCCACCCGCTTATTCAGCTTTCCAGCATTCACGTCCATGGCTTAGCCCTCCGTGTCCGAATTGGACCGCACCGGCTCCGTCAGCTTCAGCTGGTTCAGCCGCCGACGGAAAGCCGGGTTGTCGGCAAACGCCTTGTCGGCGGTCTGGATGCCCCGATTGTCCCAGGCGTCCAGCACCAGCGCCAGAATACAGGCATTGTACTGGGGCAGGCGGGCGGAACCGGCCTCCGGCTCCGCCACGCCTGCGTTGCGCATGTAGCTGACGGCGTCCGCATGGAAACCCTCCAGCAGGCTCAGGTCCTCCGGCGTGGGATCGTCGATCCGGCAGTAGCTCAGGATGCTGGCCTGCCGGTCACTAAACGCCGCCATCCGTCACCCCTCCGATCAGACGTTGGCGGTGCGCTCGTAGCCGGTGAATACCACAGCGGTATCGTCCACGCTCTCGGCGTCCATGCGGCACAGGCAGCGCAGCTCATAGGCATCGTTAGCCCATGCGTCGCCGCCCACATCCGTAGCCGCGACCTCCATGCCCTTACGGACAAACAGAGTTGCCGCCGCCTTGAAGTCGCCGATAAACAGGGGATCGTAGGTCTTAGACGCGACCTTGTGCTCACCGATGAGATCGTTGTCGCCGTAGACCACGCGGCGGCCCTTAAAGCGGTCGAAATCGCCGGACACGTCAGGCACCAGCATAGGCCGGTTGTTGCCGTCCACCCAATTGTCCATCTCATCGTAGACGTTCTGGTTGGTCAGCAGCACAGCACCCCGGCTGTATGCCGTGTTCAGGCTCTTGTTCAAGATGGACTTGATGGCCTTGACCTTGTCCTTGTCGGTGGTGGCGCTCTGAGCCGTGAAGGTCAGCTTCTTCAGGATCGTCAGCAGCAGATCATTCTTGGTCAGAATGTACTTGGGGCCGAACCACTGGGCCAGATACTGGATCAGGCCGGCGGTATTGTCTTCCATCAGCTCGCTGGACACCACCAGGCGGTCGCCGTACTTGCCGATGCTGTAGCTCACCTTCTTGAACTTGGGCTGGTTATTCTTGCCGATGGCGGTGTTCTCGCCCACCAGAGGCAGCTTGGTCCGCTGGCCCGCCACCTCAACGGCACGCCAGCCGGTCATGGTGGAAACCGTCTCCACGTTGAACAGGGTGGAGAGATCCAGATAGTCCTTGGTCTCCTGGATGATGGCGTTGTCGAAATCAATGGGAACGAGGAAACCGCCGTCGGAACCGGCGGGAGTGCCGCCGCCCACCGTCAGGGCCTTGTGCAGAATGTTGAACTTCTCCACACCCATGGACTTCTTCACGGTCATGCCCGTCCGCAAAGCCTCAGCCCACGCCTTTGCGTACTCCGGCTCAGACCGGATGGCGTCCACGCTCTTCTCGGTCTCCTCTTCCGCCTTCTTCTTCTGCTGCTGGGCGTGCAGAGCCTTCATCTTGGCGTCATCTTCGGCAAAACGGCCCTCCTCGGCCAGCTGGCTCTCGGCGGCGTCGATCTCCGCGTTCATCTTCTGTACCTCGCCCATGAGGGTCTTGTGGGCGTCAAAATCCTTCTTCGCCAGCAAGCCCTCACCCTCGCGGACCTTTTCCGCCCGCTTGTTTTTCAGTTCCAGCAATTCCTGATAAGTCATGTCTCACATACCTCCATATCGTCTTGTTTCTAATTCCTGCATGGCCTCCGCCATGCGCTGGGTCTCGGGATCGGAAGCTGGCTCTGCCGGGCCTCCGTAGCGCTTGGACTTAATAACGCCGGCCTCCGGCTGAGCCGGGACAGCCACAAAAGACACCTCGTAGACATCCATTGGATCATCCAGCGCCATTACGCAGAGCTGGCCGTCATAGGTCTGGCCGGCGTGATGCTCGCAGTAGACCTTAGACTGATCCGCCCCGCAGATAGAGCAAATGGCGCTGCTCATCGCACAGCCCACACTGCACTCCCGCAGGATGCCGGTCTCAATCGCGGCGATCGTCCCAGCTGTGCTGTCAGAACGGGGCATATAGCACCGCAGCACCAGTTGCTTGATCTCGCCACGAGTCTCCACGTCAGCGGCGTAGACCCGGGCCGTCTGACTGGCGGCGGCCCACTTGTGGTCCATCAGCACAGACTTGCCGACAAACATCGGAGCCAGCCCCTCCAAGGCCTTGTCCGTAAACCGCTCATGATCCCGATCTACCTGATTGTCGCAGGCTGCCATGCGGAAGGTAAAAACCTCCTCGGCTTCCAGCTCCCGCAGAGCCTGCTTGTTGATAAGCGCCAGCTCCGCCGCGTTGACCGCCTGTTTTTCCACATGGGCGGCCTTTAAAATTCCATTCATGCTGTACCTCCATCATCCGGATTTTTCCCCAGCGCCCGGATCACGCTCAGGCGGGCAAAATCCGCCAGGGGGCCGTAGTTCCAGCTTGCGTAGTAGGTGCTGCCGCCGGGGATCCGGCCTCGGTCCTCCAGTGCGCGGATCTCATCAGCGTTGAGCGCGCCGATCTCCCGCAGTGCCCGGTAGTAAGCAGCCTGAGCCGTGGTGTCACCCTTGAGGAATACCTTCAGCTCCCGCTTGATCCGCAGACCGCCCGCCCGCTCAGACGGCAGCAGCAGCTTGTAGGTGTCCTCCTGCCCCCACTGGGTCTCGTAGCCCAGCAAGGTGTAGTTGACAAACTCAATGCCGTTTTGCTCATTGCTGGCGTAGCTCTGCTTTCCGGCATAAGCCAGATGGAGGGGTACGCCGAAGAACCGACACACATCCGCCACCCGGATTTCGTTGCTCTCAACAAATTGTGCGTCACTGTTGGTCATGGAGATGGGCTGATACTTCAAGCCCAGGTCCAGCACCGCCACCCGGAACGCCTTGTCCGGCCCTCGGTGAACACTCTCCCAGGAGCGCCGCAGCTCATCCTTGGGATCCACCCATACGGTAGAGCCGTCTGCCTGCACGCGCTGTACTTGCCCGCCAAGGTCGGAATCCGTGGTCAGGATGCCGCAAGGCTGCCCGCCGTTAAGCCACGTGCTGTTTTCGTACTGCGCCGCCGCCCGGGCGGTGCTCAGGGTCAGCGACGCCCGCTTGAGCACGCTCACGCCCTCGATGCCGTCCTCGCTGTATGCCTTGTAGTGGATTACATCCTCCGGACGAAGCAGCGTCATCTCGCCGCTGACCGGGTGGGTGAATACATACCAGAAATCGCCGATATCATCGAAAACCGGCGATACATAGTCCGGAGGCAGAGGGATCAGCTCCTGTGGCCGGCCGCTCCGGGGATCCCGCACGATACCTGCATAGGCATTGCCCCGCAGCAACTGGTTGCACATCATCAGCCGCTGGTAGTCGAAGGTGCTCATGGACTCGTTAGCCCGGCTCCACAGCATAGGCTGGAGAGGATGATCCGGCAGCCGCTCCTTAGTGGATTCATTCATGGTGTACACCGGCAACACCGCCATAGACGTGCTCAAGACCTCTACGCACCGGTTCACCGTTGACACCTTCATGGCCTTGTCCCGGCTCATGGCTACGCTCTCCTCGCCGGAGATCCAGCCCGCCGGGTTATCCAAAGTCATCGTTGGGATCACCCCTCCAAGAGATTTCTGCCGGGGACTGTCCAGTGTCCGCCCAGCTCTCACCAGGCCCTTGCGCAAACTCATCTGTCGTCCTCCTCACCAAACATGGCTACCACAGCACCAGCCATGGCCAGCACGCCGCCGGTGATCAAACCGGCTGGCAGATAGATCATCCCGGCGCCTACAGCCGTAACGGCTGCACCGGCCACCAAAACGATCATGCTGACATTTTTGACGATTGCCGTTGCAAATCTTTTTCTCATATCTCCACTCCTTACAAGTGATACTCTCGCTGCCGCATCGCTTCCGCCAGATCCGGCTTCTGATTTCGCTTTACGATCCACGCCGCCACGGCAATGATCCACGCCACCGTGATATCGATTCGTCCGATGCTCCGGTTCTTCATGGGTTTCTGGTTCTCGTTTCCATCCACCGCGCACCGCACGTTGCCGAAGCACCACCGGGCGCAGGTGTTGTGAACGTGGAGCATCTTGTGCTCCCTTATCAGCCCCTCCAGCTCCTTCATGGCCGGGCTCATGCCCGCCATGGTCTGAGGGATGGCGATGATCTCCACGCCCTCATCCTGGAGCAGCGGCGTCATGGTGGCCGTCAGGTACTGGTCAATGCCCAGCGCCCGCAGGTCATACCGCTCCTTGGCGTCCAGAATGGCCGCGATCACGTCTCGGTTGTCGATCATGTCGCCCTGGCAAAGAGTGAGGAACCCGGCCCGCTCCCAGTCCCGGTAGGGCACATGATCCCGCTGCTCCGCCTCCGTTACGCCCTCAAGGGGCCGCCATGCCCGGAACAGAGCCACGCCCTGATCCAGTCCCGGCTGGGGCGGGAACACCAGCACCAGAGCGCTGAGGTCCGTCCGCAAGGACATATCCAGCCCGCCGTAACAGGTCTTGCCCGTCAGATGCTCCTCCACCCACGCCTCCCGCTCCGCCTTGGCGGAGGGGCCGATCTGGGTCTTATCGTAGAGGGTCAGCGGTAGCCACCCCACATCCTTGGTGCTGATCCACTGGTTCAGCCGCAGCCACCGAAAATTTCGCTCCGCTGCCTCGCTGGCCTTGGCCGCCCGGGCGTCATCCCGGAACTGTCGGAGCTGGATCGTCACGCCAAAGCTGGGGTTGCAGGTTTTCCACAGCGCCTCGTCATAGATGTCCAGCTCCGCGATCCTGTCCGGATCGTCCTGCGTCAGCGTGGAAATGCCGTACATGATCGGGAGCCACTGCGGATCGTCCTCATCCATGGGACGCTCCGGCTTACCCCGCCGCCATGCCAGCAGCCTGCGGCATTTCTCATGGACCTCCCAGCCGATGGACTTGCGGTCTGGGTCATCGCCGGCTGTGGTCAGCACGATCACCGCCTGCTGGAGCCGCGCCGCGTTGGAGCCCACCGTCAGAACGTCCCACAGCCGCCTGTTGGGCTGGGCGTGCAGCTCGTCGATGATGATGGCCGAAAAGCTGAAACCGTGCTTGGTGTCGGCGTCGCTGCTGTAGACCTTCATTATGCCGCCGAACCGTGTCCGGATTTCTCGGACGCTGTCCCGGCACCATGCCAGCGGCCGGTGGGCCGGCTGGCCCAGTGCCGTGTGCTCCACCATGTACTTGGCGCACTGGTAGATGATATCGGCGTTGGTCTTATCGGCGGCAAAGATGCCCACCTGCGGGCGGCTCTCGCCGTCATTCACCAGCAGATTCAGCCCCAGCCCGGCCGCGAACTCGCTCTTGCCGTTCTTCTTGGCGATCTCGTCATACAGAAACCGGCGGTATCGCACCCACTGGCCGCGATCGTTGCGGATCTGGATGCCGAAGAACTCCCGGATGGCCCGCTGCTCCCACTCCAGGAGGTGGAAGGGCTGACCGGCCCACTGGTTCTGGCCGAACACCAGCATGGAGAAGAATTTCTCCACACGGTCCACCTCGGTCTGGTTGTATCGCAGCTCCGCGCCGTCATCCGGCGTCGGTACCTCGATGCCCGGCGCCAGCGTCAGAATCTCAGGCATACCGATCCATGCCTCCCCGGATCAGCTCCAGCATGGGGTTGCTGTCCTCCGTCGCCTGCTTGCCGGTATCCGGCACCACCAGGCGGCAGCGGCTGGTGACGGTCAATCCCATATCGTTGGCACAGTTCCGGGCCTGCTTGAAATAGCGCTCCTGGATCTTGCTCCAGCCGTCGGCGCCTTCCTGGTCTCGCTGGGCCAGCGCCTTCTCCGCCTCGCCGGTGGCAATGAGCCACTGGTGCTGGGCCACCAGATAGCGGCCCAGCGTGTCGGCGTCCAGCTCCGTGTAGAGCCCGGCGGCGATCAGCCGCTTGCCGATAGCCCGGAAATCCTTTTTCAGCGTCTCCGGCAGCCATTTAGGCGGCTTGGCCGTCTTGGCGGGGGAGACTTTCACCTCACCGGCCCTTCGCTCCGCCTCCTCGGTTTTGCTCAGATGCTTTCGCCCGTTGGCGATCACCACATCCGTCGGCTGTCTTTTCCCGGCCATTCCGGCCCTCCTTTCTCCGCTGGTTTCTGATAAACCGCTGCATGTCCCGTTTCAGGTACGGGCTGCTGGTCCGCGCGATGATCCGCTTAGCCTCCTGTACCGTCATACGACACCGCCGTGCGTCCCAAGGCTTTTTACAAGTGCCTTTTCGCGGTCAGATAATGGCCAAATGATTTTTCCATCCGCTGACATGCGGGAGTTTTGCTGAGATTCAGAAATGGCAGCAAAACGCGCGCTCATGACTTCCAACGCGGCTTCTTCTGCTTTGGATTTCTTAGCAGCCGCCGCATCTGACAACAAGAAGCCGCCGCCAAAAATGGCCTTGCCTTTTTCCTTTTGGGCATCCAGAGCTCGTGTAAATTGAAGATCCTCATCGGAAAAACACAATGACTGGCCATGCTTCGCAAGGTCAAAATCCTGAACGCATAAAACGTTGCGCGGATAAATGTATCCCGGAAGCTCAATCCGGGATTCACCCCGGTTACGTTTATCAGCCTCGTCTATCAAAGAGAACAACTCCCCGGAAATCTCCACGCGCCACCCCCCCAAATTTGTGACAAAGGAAGTATTAACGCGGGCACCGTTTTCGTATGTAACCGAGGCCGAAACAGGCACATAGTTTGATTTTCCCGCATTTGTGGAAAACAGCGTCAGTGCTGGAGCAAACAAGAAGTAGCGGATGCTATGCTCATCGAAGAATCTGCAAATTTGCGAAAGAATGGAAAATGGCGGATTGTCGATCACCACGCAGCCATCCGGGTAGTCCTCGTGCTCATAGTCGCCGCCGGGGTAAAACGGGCGGAGGATCTGAGCGTCGCCAAGTTTATAATGCGCGACAGCCCAATCCTTAACGGCGTCATAAACGATCTCCGGAGTAAAGCAATCATCCGTTGTTTTCTTGGCTTTAAACTTATCTGTAAAAGATTCGTATTCCTCGGAGCTTTCGCCCTCCTCGTCGCCCCAAAAATGTTTGCTTTCCGGTTCCTCAGCTTTTCCGGGAGCAGCCCGGGTGTAAGCGTTCACCTCGATGGCTTTCATGCTCTCCGCGTCAAAACCGGCGATCCCGGTGTCAAAGTTCAAAGCCTCCAGACCCTCCAGCTCGATTTTTAGCAGCTCCGTGTCCCATGCTGCCGTCTCGCTCAGACGGTTGTCCGCCAGGATGTACGCCTTCCGCTGGGCCTCCGTCAGGTTGGTCACCAGCACGCAGGGCACCTCGCTCATACCCTCCGCTCTGGCGGCCTCCACCCGGCCGTGGCCTGCGATGATGTTGTTGTCAAAATCGATGAGTACGGGAGTTACAAAGCCGAACTCCCGCAGACTGGCCCGGATCTGGTTGATCTGCTTAACGCCGTGCTTCTTGGCGTTATTCGCGTAGGGGATGAGATCGTCAATAGGCACCATAGTCAGCTGCTCCGCTGCGATCCGCACCGTCTGATCGTCCCTCGTCGGCGCCGGGTTGACGCCGCCCTTTCCGGCAGTCCCGCCGGGTGTCTTTTTCTTTGCCATGCTGATCCTCCTGTAATACCCGGCGCACACGGCGACCCTCGCATGGCAGCCAGGGCCGCCGCAGGAGGATCAAACCCGCTGCGGCGCGAACGCCGCCGTGTGCGTCGGGGGAATGTGTCCGAATCGGACCGTGCCGCCCCACCGCGTCTACGTCAATACCCCGCGCATCTAGCGCAGGCCTTCGGCGCAGGCAAAGCGGCAGCTCCGGCTCATGACCCGGCCTCCGTGGTAGGGCACGGAGACCGGAAGGGAAGGGAAGAAAGGATGAATACCGGCACAGGGGCCGGGTCATGAGCCGGAAAACAAAAAAGGCAAGGGCCGACGCGCACCGATCCGGTGCGTGCTGACTCTTGCCTTTCAGGCTTTTGGTCTATGCCATGTGATTCAATTCCCGCTGCGCTCTCGCAGCGCTTTTTACATTCCGCTGCATTTCCGCAGCGCCCTGACCATCGCTGGTTCGCCTCGCTGGACTGTCTCCGGGTCTCCGCCGACTCTCCCGTGGGGAAAAAATCCCGCATGGAGGGAGGCCCGCGGTATTCCCGGCCGCGGCGAAAACTTCAACCGGCCGGGGGGAGGGTGCAAGGAACCCCGCAGGCGCGGGCCTGGGCTTCCGTGCGCCCAAGCGTCCGCCGATTTCCGCCGCGATCAGCGCCGCCGAAGCGGCCTGTTTTTGCTCATTTCCGCCGCAGTCTTGCGGCTGTGGCAACGGTGGCACAGGCTCTGGAGGTTGCTTGCGTCTGTGAACACAGCCCAGTCGCCCTTGTGGTCGCGGATGTGATCCACGTCCGTGGCCCTCGTCCGGATGCCATGCTGAGCACACTCACGGCACCACGGCTCCCGAAGGAGCTGCTCACTGCGCAGCGTCTTCCAGTCCTGTGTCTGGTACATCCAGCGCCAGGCCTGCGCCTCCTGGCTCCGCTCCTTGGGCTTTGGCTGGTGCTCTGCGCAGTACCCGCCGGGCACCAGCCGATAACAGCCCGGGTATAAACACGGTCTCAGCGGCTTTGTTGCCACGGGCTATCACCTCCGGGTAAAAACAAAAACGCCAGACCCAACAACGCCCCCTCCGGGGAGTCATTGGCTCTGGCGTTTAACGCTCTGGCCTTCGTCGATATCCAGGATCACCTCGCTGTGGCACGTCCGGCAGTAGACCGGCAGGCCTCTCGCCCTGGTGGCGTCTGTGATCCTCAGCAGTCGGTGGTTGCGCTTGCAGATCGGGCAAGTCAACCATCCGTCCTTTGTGCTTATTTTATCACCGTTTCTGGCTGGAATCAAGGCTTTTCCCTCACTTTCTTGCGGTTGTCCGTAGATATTCCGTAGGTTTCAAGAGGATACGCTATCTATAGATAGATAATACTAAACTTTGTTATTAAAATAAAAGCGCTATTTCTCAGGCAGCAGATACCGGCTATACCCATAGAGCCCCCACCCGCCCAGCTGAGGACGGTCCCGGCCCTGCATGGGCAGCGGTGTGGCGCCCTTGGGCAGCCGCACCATGCCGCTCTTACAGGTAGACACCGCCGGAGGCGGGATGTACTTACTCAGCGCCCGTGAGCAGCCCCAGGGATGCCGCCCTACCTCCGGGACCTCCTTGGTGAAATAGATCGCCAGCCCACGGTAGCCGCCCTCTGACAGCACCCGCGCCCGGTCCCAGCGCACATCGTAGGCGCTGCCCCACGGCCGCCAGAGATACTGCACCACGGCCGGCGGGAAGTCCTGATCCCGCAGAAACACGTGGATGTGGAGCCGGTGGTCGCCGTGGAGGCCCTCCACCCGGTAAACGTAGTAGTCCACCGGCCCGCGCTGCCACCGCCTGAGACGCTTCGCGAATGCGTCCCAGATCCGATCCACCCCGGCCCGATCCGGCGGGAGGTGGTCATCGTCAAAAGTCAGCGTGTAAAAAATACCGTCATAGCCAAAGAGCGCAAGCCGGAGTTCCAGCTTGTCAACGGTGGTGCGGCTGAGGGCCGGCCCGCACCGGCCCCGCACCGCCCCCGGTCCGTAGCGACGGAGATATCCGTAGTTGTCCGTCACCAGCGCCTTGACCAACGGCCCCGCCCGCTGCCTGACGCACACAAACGGATCAGCCATGCCTTACCTCCCGTATTTGATCTTTTTCGCGTTTGGATACCGATCCGGAAAACGGATCAGCTCTGCCTTCCCGCTGATGATCTCCGCCAGAACCCTGTCCATGTGCTCCTGCCGGACGTCTGCCTCTGGGTTCCGGCAGTCCAGCGCCGGTTTGTATTCCCGCTGAACGGCAACCCAGTTATGGGTGATCCGCATAATCCGGTCATAGCCCCAGCCCTCCGTCTGGTGGAGGGCCATCTGGAGCGTATCCATGGCGAATTGCATCGCCATCGCCGCCCCAGCGTTGAAGGTGGCATCCAGCTCCGCCTCCCGCCGCTGCAAATACCCGGACTGTTTAGCCATCCCCGCCGTCCTTTCTCTCGCCGTCCATCTTGGCCCCGCAATCCTCGCAGTATTTTTTGGTAGGCTTGTCCCAACTTCCCTCAGTGGTAATGACAAAGCCGCACACAGGGCAGCACCACTCATCCCCGCCAAGATGCGCCCAGCGGGTGTGCACCACCGAGGCCACGTCGGCGGCAGAAATGCGAATGACAGCCGCTTTCAGACAGTCAAGCATCCGATTTTGTGCAGGGCTTCGGCATGGACTGCGCTGCCCCTGCACAGCTCTAAGCACTGCTTCCCGCTTAATGTATTCAGCCATGGTCAGCCCTCCTTCCTTTCCTGCGTCTCAAAGTAAAACTCAATCGGTTTTTCAGCCTCGATGACATTGCCATAAACCACGCCAATCTTGTAGATATAGTTCTCGCGCAGCTTTCGCGGAATTTCTGCGATGTAGCGTCTAAAAGTTTCAAGGGAATTTGCACGCTTGTAGTGATTGCACATCCGGCAGGCTGGCATGAGGTTGTCAAGGTCATCTGTTCCAGCGTCCTCAATACCCCACGCCCTCAATGGGAGAAAATGGTCTACCTGCATATCCTTGTAGGCGATTTCGCGTCCACAATACGCGCAATGGCCATTATACTTTCGGTAGACCGTTTCACGCTTTGATTTGCTAATTGCCATCCTTCATCGCCTCCAATGCTTTCTCCGCTTCTTCGCGGGACAGGAATATGGTTTTCCCTATGGAACTTTCTACGTATGAGCAGAACGGGGTCGTATCAATGTCCCACCGTCCCTGTATTGCGAGGTATCTCATGTTTCTAACTTTGTGCTCTAAGATTTCTCCGGCGAACACTCTGAATAACGTGTCACCAACCTTGCACGGCTGCACCACCAGCCGACCGGCTCTGTCGGCCTCCATCAGCGCAACAATGCGCTTGAATGGCACACCCTTGCTGATAGCCTCATCCTCAAAGGTCTTGTAATTGGCGCACACCGCCGGTTCCAGTCCCGTGTCCAAATATTCCCGCAGAAGCGGGCAGTGCGCCGCCGGAACCGCCGTGCAGAACCTGTTGACCGCAACACAGATCCCGTTATCCTCATGCCTAAAGTGGCAACGCAGGCAATTAACATTTCCCATCACATTCCCTCCGTCCTTTCAAACCTGATCTTCATTTGTGCGGGGCACAAATCAACCTCTGGTCTGCGCTTGCCTGTCCATCGGAGACCGCCAGCTTGCCCGATGCACTTCCACCCGGCAGCCCGCAGACTGGCCCCGTTTTCCGTGTCCAGAATATAGGTCACAAGCCGTTTATAGCCCATAGCCCGTGCCGCCCTCCACGCCGCCGCATACAGCATAGAGCAAGCGTTGTGAGTTCCGTCTGTGCAAAGCCGGTTGACCTCCAACGTCCAGCCATCGTCCAGATGACGGGCCACTGGACGCCCCACAATGGCAACGCCTACGATCTTCTCTCCATCGGACAGCCCAATGGAAAACTTGTGCCCCACCACAGGCCCGTGGTGTCGGTGATATTGCTCAACGTAGGCATTGGCTTCTCGCAGTGTCATGGGACACACCTCAAGCATTTTCCACCTCCGCAAGCCAGAATTTCTTCCAGCACTCCTGGCAAGGAATCCCCTCGCATTTGCCCGCCAGCTTGACGTCGAGGTCGCAAGGGCTGACTATCGGTAACCCATTCGCTTTTTTAACACGTGCGTACGGGAACAGCTTCAAGAACTCGCTCTGGCGGGTTTTGATAGGGTGCTCGGCGGCCCACTTTTCGACGATGGCAACGGCCTCGTCCGGGTGGGTTTTTCTCCAGACTGTGCAGGATTCAAACCCGCTAAGCCTTTTCTTGAACTCGCAGTTGCAGCACTCACAGTTGCACATTCTGCTCAATGTTTTCAAATACTCCACAGCATCCATCATTCCACCTCCGGCGGTTCTGGCAGCGGCATCCAGTGGGTAACTGCGACATCGTCTCTATCCCCAATGCCGACATGGACAGACCATTCCGCCCTTTCGGGAGCGCACCAGCCCATATAAACACCCCATCTTTCGTGCCAATACGCGACAACGAGGACATTGCTACGATCCTCCGGCAGCCGCTCCGCCACCGGGATCCACCTGAGCTGCGGTGCTGGCGTCTCTGCCCAGGCGTCCGCGAACGCCGGGAACGCGGTGTGAAAACACTGCTTTTTACAGCCGTTTTTTTTGCAGACCGTGTTTTTCTCCGGGTCGCAGAGATACAGCCCATCATGGACCCACCGTACCGCCTTCCGCAGCCCAGCGATTTCCTTTTGCAGTGCTAAAATGTGGGTGCTCTGGTTGGCGATCCGGTCAGCGGCCTCCCGCATGATCGCGCATCCGGACACGCCGCAGTTGTGCTCATGCCCGCAGCCCATGCAGGCGAGGCTCCCGGTCTCCACCTTCAGCCGGCGGATGGCATTTACGAGTTCTTGATCTCTCAAAACGGCAGCTCTCCTTCCTCATCCTCCGGGATCTCCCGGAAGTCCCCTGACGCAGGCGGTGCGGACGCTGTGTCCGATTCGGACCGCTTGCTGTCGCCAAAATACACATGCTCCGCCACCACCTCGGCGGAGCGCCGGTTGTTTCCGTCCTTGTCCTTCCAGTCCCGGATCTGCAAGCGGCCCTCCACCACGGCCATGCGGCCCTTGGTGAAATATTTGCTCACGAAGTCCGCCGTGGAGCGCCATGCCACGATGTCCACGAAGTCCGTCTCCTTCTCGCCGGACTGGCCCTTGTAGTCCCGGTCAACCGCCAGAGAGAAGGACGCCACGGCGGTTCCGTTTCCGGTGTGCCGCAGCTCCGGGTCACGGGTCAACCGGCCCATCAGTACGATATGATTCAGCATGATTTGTCTCCTTTTTTCCAGCGGCCCGGCATATAGCGTCGCCGCCGGTCATGAATGTATTCCACCATGTCCACCCACTCCTTACGGGACGGCATGGCCGCCAGCTCTGCCCGATGGATCTCATCATAGGCCGCCCACCGGGGACAGACCGCCGGATCGTGACATCCGATCCGGCGATCCGGGCAGTTTAGGCACGGCGGCGCGGTCATAGGACCATGCCCTTGGCCGCTACCGTCAGCAGGATCACGGCAGCCACAGCGGCTGCCAGAGTCAGCACATGGAGGACCCGGCTGCGGCGCTTCCCGCGCCCTGTGTATCTCATGTATCCGCTCCTTTCCCTGCCGCTGGGACAGGCGGCAGCCGCATCCACCAGACCACTGGGGCTTGTGCCTCGATGCCGCCCGGCATCATCCAGTGTTGGCCATCCCAGTCAAAAAACCGTTTCAGCAGTTTCCCGTCACCCAGATCCACATAGGCTGCAAACTCTCCCGGCTCCGCCGGGTTGGTGCTGCCGGGCATCCATCCGGCGATCATCAGCTGGCCCTCCGGCAGCGTCGGCGGTGTCAACTCGTCCGTCAGGCCGTAGAGGTAGTCCGTGCTGACGCCGAAGCACAGCGCCAGCTTGGCGATCTTCTCGGATCCGCACATGGAGGCGTTCTCGCACGCGCTGTACGTCCCCGGAAACTCGTCAATGCTCTGGGCAAATTCCTTCCGGCTCATGCCGGTCTGTTCCCGCAGCGCCCGCACCCGCTGGCAGAAGGTGGGGACCATCACCTTGTAGTCCAGCCGGGGGTCCTTCACCGCCGGATTCAGCGGCGGCTTTTCCGGCTCCTCCACCGGCTTTTTCTCCACATACTTGCAGGCCGCCGGGCAGGTGTCCCGGTCCAGACAGTTCAGGCAGCAGTTGGAGCCGTGCCACTCGCCGTATCGGTAGTCATGGTCATACATCCGCTCCGCGTTCTCGCACATCCGGCCGGTGTGCTCACACTTCCGGCACGCCATTGTATAGCAGGTGGAAAACTTCCGCACCTCGTTGATGGTGAGGCTCCGTCTCTTGTCGATGATCCAGTCCAGCAGCCGGTATTGCTCATCAAGATCCATCCGGGCGATCAGCAGGGCCGCCGCCTCCGGGATCTCGTTGTGCTTCCAGCGTTCCACGATCCCCGGCACCTTGAGGCCGTTTTTAATGGCCGACAGGTTGGCAACCTTGGTGGCCTTGACTTGCAGGGCCTCCGCCACATAGTCCCGGATGCGGCCCGGAAGCTGCTCACCGGCCTCCCGGCGCTTGATGTAGGCCTCCGTCAGACGCTCCGCCTCCTCGGCCAGCAGGGCGTTGGACTTAACCCGCTGCCGGTTGGCCTCGATCACTGCCGCCTGCTCCTGCCCCTCCGACATAGGGGGCAGCACCCGGCAAAGCACGGTTGCCCACTGATCCGGAGTTTCCGTCTCCCGGAGGGCCTTAATGGCAGCCATGCGGCTGTGGCCGGAGATCAGGCGATAGGTGCCGTCACCGGCAGGGACCACCGTAGGCGGCTCCAACAGGCCGTTGGCCCGGATGGAGTCCATCAAGGCCCGCAGCGCTTGAGGGTCAGGCGTTGGGTAAAAGTTCCGGGGATTGTCCCGGATATCGTCAACCGGGATCTCCAGCATGGTGTCCGCCACGCCGGCCAGCTGCTCACCCAGCACGTCCATCACGTTAAATTTCCGTTTTTCCATCCTCAGCACCTCCCGGAGATCTCTTTCACCAGCTCGGCGTAGTCCTTGCTGGCCGCGCAGTAGGGACGGGCCACCGGCAGCGGGACCTTTTGGAAGGTGGCGCTGGGCACGGCCTTGGAGAAGCGGATCACCGTCTCAAACACCGGAAGCGCCCCGCCCCGGATGGCCGCGAGGGCCTCCTTCTCGTCCGCCATGTGGGTGAACTGCGTCACCAGCACGCCCAGCACCGACAGCCGGGGGTTGATGGCCCGCATGTGCTGGAGCTGCTCCGCCAGATTGGCCATGCCGCCGGTGGAGTAGTAGTCCAGCCGGATGGGGATGATGACCTCATCCGCAGCGGCCAGCGCCGCCGTGCAGGCTGCCGACAGCGCCGGAGGGCAGTCGATCAGAATGAGATCGTAGGCGTTGTCCTGGTCAGCGTCCTCCTCGATGGCGTCCCGCAGATCCGCGATGGCCCGCTGCATCCGGCCTACGCCGCTCTGGGCCATGTGCCGGTCTGCCACCAGCAGGTTGATGTCGGAGGGGATCAGGTCGATCCCGTCAAAAATGGTGGGCGTCACAAACTCCGGATAGTACCCGGCGCCCTCGGTCAGGAGGGCCAGCGTGTCCGCGCCCTCCTCCGCGTCGATCCCGAAGGACATGCTCAGGTTGCCCTGACTGTCCCCGTCGATCAGCAGGATCCGCTTGCCCTGCTTCGCCAGCAGATACGCCAGCGTGGCGGTGGTGACGGTTTTGCCGACCCCGCCCTTGAAATTCAATACCGCGATTGTTTTCATATTCACCTTTCCCCCTTGTTTGCGTCAGACCGCAGTGCTTACGGCCTTGAAATGCGGCGCCAGCTCAGGCCAGAAGGCCTCCCGCCACCGCTCTCCGGTGATGGGATTGCAGAACTCCACCGTGTAGTACCGCCCCGCCGGGTGGATGTAGATCACCCGCGACCGAATCGGCCCTACAGTGCCCAGCCCGCTGGTCGCCTCCAGCGTCGGTTCGATGTTCAAGATATCTCCGATTTTCATGTTTTCTTTTCCTCCGGGAAAACCTCGTCAATGTCACCGCGATCCTCCACAAGCTCCATCTGGACGCCGCGTCCCTCCCAGCCGTAAGCCCGCTTAGGGTCCCCGGTCTGATCCTGAAAGAAACGACGGGACTTCTTGTCGAAGTCAAGCCACTGGTGTCTGTGGGAGCCGTAGTCCCGGTTCTTCAGGATCTGCAGCAGAGGCTTTTCCTTGCCGTCCGTCTGGTGAGTGGTAAGGAAAAATACGTTGTCCGCCCGGTTGGTGATGTCTCCGGAACCGCTGACATCGTCTGAGGTGATTTTTGCGTTATTATCGCTGGTAGATTTCCGAGGGTGCACCACCAGATGGGTGTGGACACCCCGGCGCTTGGAGAAGGTCACCAGCATTTGCGTGAATTTCGACTGCACACGGTTGAAGTCCCGCTCTGTGGAGTTGTCAAAGTCCACGGACATGATGTTATCGACCAGAAATACATCTGCGTTGTAGCGCATGTGGGCGTACTCAAACTGCCGCAGAATGGTCTCCGGATCGTGCCGGGTGTTGCGCTCCAAGTCAAAGAGCCAGAATCGCTCGTTGAGCCACTCGGAGATTTGCTTGTCCGCCAGAGCGTCCGCGGATGCCAGTTTTTTCCCGGTGGCCTGATCCGTGATGTACCGGATGTGCTCGGGACCCGCCGCTTGCAGATATGTCCACTCCCGGAACTGCTCCTTCGGCAGCTCACCGGAATACGCGCAGACGGTGTGTCCCTGATCCAAAGCCTCTAAAAGCATCTGGCTCAGCAGCGTGCTCTTGCCGATGCCTCGCTTGCCGGTCCAAACGGACAACTCCCCGGAGTAAAACCCGCCGATGCTGCTGTCAAGCACGGAAAACCGGGAGAGGGTCCGGGGAATCTTGCTCATGTCCCGCCGGGGGACTTCCGCCAGATTCAGCAAGCCATAGGCGGGCAGCTCCTCCGCTCCGGATAGGATATCCGGGAGGTGGGCCGCTCCGTACAGGGCCACATAGTCCTCAACGGTCTTACAGTTACGCCAGCCGGCATCGGTAACGACGTATATACAGCTGGCCGGGAGCCGGGGGCGAAGTTCCGCCACCATCCGCTCTCTGGCGATGGCGTTGGCGGTGACGATCACCAGATAGGGGAACGCCTCTAAAAACGGACGGCAGCGCACAACATCATCCCAGCTGCACCCCAGTCCAAGGCACACGGCATTCTCCCGAATAGCCGCCGCCTCCACAACGGTATCGCAGATCCAGAGACCTTGCGGTTTTTCCGGATCAATAAAAGCCGGTGAGAAGGTCAGGTATTTGCTGGCCTGCTCCATAGCTGCTTTAAATTCCATCCGTGTCATCTGCCTCCCAGCTCTCACTCCGGTCCGAATCGGACCGCCCCGGCAGCTCGTCCTCCCACCGGCGGCCGTTGAGCCATGTGGCGGGATAGGGGATGTACGCGCCTCCGTCTCGGGTCCACTGCTCACAGACCGCCTGAATTTTTAAGGCCCGGAGAATGATCTCTACCAACGCCTCGTCCGGTTTCAGCTTCGCCCACGCCCGGCGGGCCTTCTGCTTATCCACATGCCGTGGATAAGCAGCCCAGAAGGCGTCGAACGCCGGATCCTCTGGGGGGACTATAGGGGGGTTATATTTAATCTTTACTGGGTTATAATCTTTATTGGGTTGTGTCGGGAAAGCCGTCAACGGCTTTTCCCGTTGCCGGTTTTCACCGTTGTCGGTGTTTTCCGACAACGGTGGCGCAAAGTCCTGTAAAACGTAGACGTTGCCGCCAAAAGTGCCGTTTTCCTTGTGCCCCTGTTCCCTCAGCAGATAGCCCACCTGCTCCAGTTGCGCCAAAATGCGCCGGATCTTATCCTTGCCCGTTTTGGTGCTGACCGCCAGACCGGAAACCGTAAATTTCCAGTCCGGCGGGCGGGACATGATATAGGCAAACAGACCCTTTGCTTCCAGCGGCAGACGGTCATCCTTGACCATTGAGTTATACAGGACCGTGAAGCCGTCTCCACGGCCCGACCTGATCTCATGCTCTGCCATATTGCCCCCTTATCTTCTCTCCATCCGATCCACGATCCGCAGCGGGATTGCCGCCACCGTCGCCACGCCGACGACCATGAAGAACATTGCCCAACCGGTCACAGGGATACCCCCTTCCCGGCAAAATTAGGTCTTGCATGCGGCGTGGATCTTGTGCTATAATTGATACATCCAACAGTGGTTGATCCAATACCACACACTTTTTCCCCTGAACGCTCTGAGGTTGCCGCCTCGGGGCGTTCTTTTTTTGCGCCTGAGTAAATCACCTGATAGATGGCCGCCATGGTCTCCCGCAGCTCCACCACGATGGAGTCGAACTCCGGCCGCTCCGTGTCGTCGATGACGCCGTCCTCCGCGATCCGGAGCAGGGCGTCCAGACGGCCCGTTGCGTCTTGCAGACGGTTTCGCAGGGCGATGCTCGCCATGGGTAGCGGCCTCGGCGTTACCTCCGGCACCACGCCCAGCGTGTCCGTGGCCTGCGCGTGCTCCAGCGCCAGCCATGGCAGCCGGTACACCTCCACCATCCTGGCCACCGTCTCGTCCTTGGGCACCGTCTTGCCGCCCTCGTACTGCTTGAGACTCTCAACCGACAGCCCCAGCAGCTCCGCTGCACGTTCTTGGCTCATTCCGGTACTCAGCCTTGCCCTTTGGTACAGATTAGGGCATTTCTTGTCCATTGTCTTTTCCTCCTTCCTGCGCTACCATGTAACCATCCACCGTGCCAATGGTACAATGGGGATGATGTAGCGCTTCCCAACTTTCTTGGCCGGGAACTCGTCATTGTGGACCAGCGCGTCCCAGTCCAGCCCCAGCAGCTTGCAGGCCTGATCCTTGGTCAGGACCTCCTGCTCCGGGAATTTGGCCTGTAAGGATTGCAGTTGGTCCCGGAAGCTCTCACGCTCTCGTGCCATGTCCGCTCCTCCCTTCTCACGCGCTCTCCGTCCGCTGGACGATCTCCTCAATGGGGACGCCGAAGATCTGCGTCATGCGGAAAACTCTCTCCAGCTCCGGAGTCCGCTGGCCCAGCTCCCACTTGCTCACCGTGGGCACGGTGACGCCCAGCTGATCCGCCAGCGCCTTCTGGGTCATGCCGGCCGCCGTCCGCAGCTCCTTGACTCTGTTAACGATCATGATTGCTCCTTTCCCGCCTTGACGGCGTTGCCCCGGTGTGGTATATTGTCCTTGGGGCTATGTCCTCTATGGCTATAAATTATCACTCAATTTAGCGTTTGTAAAGTAGCTTTCGCTATTTTTAATGATTTTGGAGGTTCGTACAAAAATGAACCATATAGGCTTGTACAAATCTCCTAATATTGCAGATTGCGTTAAGGCATTGGCGAAACACCAAGGGGTAACAATCAAAACCATGCTGACAGACTTAGAACTGGGTTCTAATACGATGTCCAATATGCGGCATGATCGGATGATCGCCGCCGACAGCCTTGCCAAGATCGCTGATTATCTGGACTGCTCCGTGGACTACCTCTTGGGCCGCACAGACGACCCGCAGAGCCACCGGAAGGAGCACGGATGAAACGCTACGAAAAAGACTTGAAGCGCTTGCAAGCCCTGACCAAAAACGGAAGCGAACCTGCAGATCTGAACGAGGCGGAGCTGGATGAACCAAGCGCCTATTTGCTCAAGTCTTTAGGGCTGGCCGAGCTGATCCCAGCCGGGGATAATGAATTCTGGATCACGCTGACTGACGATGGCGTTACCTACTTTATCGACAAGGCCAATGCACGGGCTGACTTTGTAAAAAATCACCTTGCCAACTTCGTAGTGGGCTTTCTTTCCGGCGTCCTTGCTACAGTAGCTGCAGCCTTGATAAGACAAGCAGTGCTGCGATAATTCCGCAGATATAGCCAAGGACGTAAGTCCCTTTCATTCCTTGTGCCTCCTCTCTTGATGTTCTGGCCCCGGTGTGATATATTGTCCTTGGGGCTATGTCCTCTATGGCTATATCATAATTCTTGATTCAATAATTGTCAATGCATAATTCGTGAATTTCATGAATTTGTAGCCTTATACAATTATCGTTTCAATAATTGTATATTTTGTGGAGGTGGTACCAATGGATGCCGTAGACCGTATTTTTGCACTGGTCGAGCAAAAATACAAAGAACAAAAGGCATTTGCCGCCGAAATTGGTGTTGCGCCGTCAAAGGTAAGCGAGTGGAAAAAGCGAAAAGCGCAATCGTACACCCGGTACCTGCCTCAGATCGCGGCAGCGCTGGACACCACGGCGGAATACATTCTCACCGGGAAAGAAGAAAAAAGCCCGGCTCCCGAAGGAGACGAGCGTCCGGAGTGCTGGGACTTGCTCACCCGCGAGGAGCGGGAGAAGGCACGGGAGTATATCGAGATGCTAATAGCTGCGCGAGGTAAGCGTTGACTTGCTCACGCTCCTCCGGCGTCAACTGGCGATAGAGCGCCAGGGTCATGTAGTCGCGGTCCGAATCGGACACAGTGCAGGTGATCTGGTTGCTCATAAGTACCTCCAATCATATCCCAAAGGCCGATCGCTGCGGCCTTAATTCTGTCATGAGAATCGGAAAGAAGCCAGAAATCAGACCGCCGGTTAAAATGATAGCGGCCCAATTTTGCAAGATTTAAGCGGAGGCGTAATATGATAATTTATATTTCCGGAGGGTTGGTTGCTCTCCTGCTATGCAGCTTGCTTTGCTATATCATAACGCGAGTCAAAGGATGGGCGTCTTCTACATGTTGGGCTCATGCGATTGGAGGCTTCCTTCTGGGGCTGTTTTGGCTGCCTGTATGTATCAGCAAGCCCAGATATACTCCGGGCTGCGAAAAGGTTTGCAGGATGGGTGCGCCCGCCTTTGGCGTATGGTTGGCGATCGGCACAGCGTTGAGCGTTATCGGTGACGCTTTGCTTTTGATTTATTCAATCTGCCACTGGCAATATGGGGCACTTGGAATTTTTATCGTACCTATTGGTCTTTGGGTTTTGCTTATTTTGGATCAACGCTGTTAATATAAACAAAAACGTTGTGGAGGCATCGGACGGAACTGAATAAAAAGTGCCCCCGTCGCCTCTGCAACAAGCGGCGGGGGCACTTTGCGTTTCCGGCAGAGGGGGCATCTGCCTGTCCGCAAGAAAACCTTACTCCAAATGGATTTGGCAGCGCAATGCCCAAATTGGGGAAATGGGTAGTATACTGCCGGATCAGATTGAGACTTTATCTGCCCATATGAAGAAATTTAACACAGGATGGTGATTTTTTGACGATTCAAGACTTATGCAGAGATAAAAAAGCCGCATTGCACATGACGGCTCAAGACATCGCGGATCAATCGGGCGTGCCGCTGTCCACCGTCAACAACTTTTTTGCAAATGCGTCAAAATCGCCGTCCATCAATACCGCAGGGCCGATCTGCGCTGTTTTGGGGATTTCCATGGATGAGTTTTTTGGCATAGGAAATCACTATACGGCCACGGAAGAAACCTTGCAGGCTGAGAAAGTCGGCCTTGAGAAGCGTCTATCCAACAAACGTGAGATCATTACGATGATAAAGCAGGGCGTCAAGACCCGGAACCGCATCATTGCCGCCCTGATCGTGCTCCTGTTCCTGGCCATCCTGTACGGCCTGTATCTGGATTTCAGCTGCGTCCAGGTCGGCTTCTGGCGAGGGTGACCCATGGCAAGATACCCAAAATACTACGTCCGGCCTGACGGCCTCCATGAGACCATTCTCCGGATCAACGGCAAACGGAAGGCCTTTCGGGGAAAGACCGACAAGGAGGTCTGGGAGAAGGTCAAGGCTTTCGACCGGGAGGCGGACCGCATCGAAACGGAAAAAGCCGCCGTATTTGAGAAAATCGCGGACGCATGGTGGTCGGAGATCGAACCAACCTTGGAGCACAATACCCAAAAAAGCTACCGTCCGGCGCTGGCCAGAGCCAAGAAGGAATTTGCAGGGAGGCCGCCCGGCGAGATCACCGCAAAGGAGATCGACCAGTATATCAAGGACTTCTCCGCCACCCGCGCCCGGAAAACCGTGGTGACCCAGTTGCAGATCATCCGCCAGATCTTCCGAAAGGCCGAAGTGGACGGCGTTGTGAGCTATAACCCAGCCAGTGCCGTGAAGCCTCCCCGGAACCTGACGCAGACCCACCGGGACGCTCCATCTCCGGAGCAGATCGAGCTTATAAAAAAAGGCGCAGGCCTCCCATTCGGCCTGTTCGCCTTCCTCATTTATTACACCGGCTGCCGCCGGGGCGAGGCGCTGGCCCTCACCGGCGCCGACATTGACCGGAAGAAAAATCTTGTGCACATCAAAAAATCGGTGTATTATGTAGGCAACTCGCCCCACATCAAACAGCCAAAGTCTGACGCCGGATGCCGGGACGTTCCGCTGCTTCCGGCGCTGGCCAAGCTGCTCCCCAAAAAGCTGGGAAGGGGCTACCTGTTCGCGGAGCCGGACGGCATCCTCCTGACAAACGATCATTTTACTGCGCTGTACGATGCCTACCGGGACGCCAGCGGCGTGACCGTCACGCCGCACCAGATCCGACACGGCTACGCCACCGCCCTGCTGGAAAGCGGCGTGGATCCAAAAACGGCGCAGGTGCTCCTTGGCCACGCCCAGCTGTCCACCACCATGGACATCTACACCCACGTCCGGGACGGCCAGCTCAAGGCCGCCGCGGAAAAGATGGAGAAAGGCTTCTGAACACATATTTTTCGGCTGAACACAGTTTTGAACACAGAAACCCGCAGACCGTTGAAAGCAAACGAAAAGAATAGGCTTCAAATCCCTCCTTCCGCGCCATAAGGTGGCAACAATTTGGATATTTTAAGCGC